CCAAGGAGACCAAAACCGACCCAAGGCACTACACTTATCCACAGCCGACCTTCACAGGTTGGCCATTAGCCCTGGCTCAAAATTCAATCGGCACGGTGGCTCAATTTTGAATCGGCGCCAACAAGTACGTCGCTGAGTGCCCTCACCTGGTGGGCGAGAACGGCAGGGCTTGGACGGCGGACCTCGGCTGGCTGATGACGCTGGGCAATTTCGAAAAGGTGCTCCAGGGCAACTACGACGCGCAAGTGCTGGAGACCGCCCATGCGTGAGCAGAGCCGGCTCATCGTGCCCGTGAACCTGGAGGCGGAGTCTTCGCTGCTGGGCGGCCTGATCCGCTATCCAGACGTCATCACGCGGGTGAATGGCCTCGTTCCCGAGGCGTTCTACCAACCGCTGCACGCAGAGGTTTTCCGGGCCCTGCAGCGGCTGTTTGCCGCTGGACAGCCCATCGAGACCATCGCCGTCAGCGTGGACATGCAGTCGCACGGCGTGGAGATCAGCGTTGAGGACATCGAAAGCCTTTCCGCTTCGGCCCCTGGGCCCGCAAGTGTGCGGATGCTGGCAAGTGCTGTGATGGACTGCCACCGCCTGCGCCAGTTGATGGAGGCGGGCCGGGAGATTGGCGAGCTGGCCATGACGCCTGGCTACAACTCGGCCGAGCAGATCGACAAGGCCAACATGCTGCTGGCCAAGCTGGGGACTGTGAAGGCGCGCCGCGAGCCGCAGGACATCAACGAGTCTCTGACCAACTACTTGGCCCTGCTGCAGGATCTGAGCGATGGCAAGAACCCAGCCATGGCCACGGGCATTGGCGGCTTCGATGAAATCCTGAACGGCGGGCTTCGAGGCGGTGAAGTGCTGGTGATTGGGGCTAGGCCAAAGCACGGGAAAACGGCGCTGGCCCTGGCGATTGCGCGTTTCATGGCCCGCCGAAACAAGGTGTTGTACCTGAGCCAGGAAATGCCGGTGTCGCAGCTGATGCACCGACACACCGCTGCAGCGGGTGGCATCGACCTTAGCCGAATCCTGAAGGCGGATCCGGCCGACAGCGCGATGTGGACTGCTGTCACCGACGCGGCCCACACCCTGGGTGCATTGTCGCTGTATCACGACGACCAGTGTGCGCTGTCTCTGTTCGACATCCGTCGCAAGGTTCAGCAGGTCAGCCGAAAGGCACGCGGCCTGGACGTGCTGGTAGTGGACTTTCTACAGCTCATGGCAGGAGCTGGCGAGGAGAACCGCAACCGGGAGTTGGACGTGATTGTGAACGGCATCAAGGCTATGGCCCTTGACCTGGGCATGGCTGTGATCGTACTCAGCCAGATGAGCCGTGAGGCTGACAAGCACTACGGCCGCCCGCTCATGACCCAATTACGAGATTCCGGCGCCATCGAGGCCGCAGCGGATCAGATCGCGCTGCTTTTCACGGATTGGGCTCACCCCATGAGCAAGCGCCTGCCAGCTTTTCAAGGCTATTCCGAGCTGGAGATCGTTGCGCATCGCAATGGCCCTCAGGGCGTGGTGCCGTTGAACTTCGTTGGCCAGTACCAGCAGATCGGCGACTGGATGGGCGACATCCCTAAGCGTCTCGCCGAGCCTGAGAAGCCGATGGTTCGGCGCGCGCCGAGCAACATTTAAGGAGAGTCTGCATTGAAAACCTTGAAGCAATTTGACGATGAACAGGCAGCAGCGTGGGAAAAGCACCGCGCGATCTATAACTGCGAGCACCCCACGTCTGAGCTCAGAGAGCGGACGCTTGTCAACAACTCGCTGCAGTTGGTCCGTCAATGCCTCACATGCGGCTTCGCTGTGGGTAGTCCGGTAAAGCGCAGCACTGTGAAGGAAGCTGTCCCGCCATTTGATCAGGCGCTCGCTGATGACTTTGAGGCGCGGCGCAGGGCCAGTTCAGACGCCATTCGTGAGCAATTCAACAGAGACAAGTTCTTCGGCGCATATGGCCCTTACTTGGCAAGTGCCGCATGGGCGAAAAAGCGGGAGTTGGTTTTTCGTCGTGCTGGAGGATTTTGCGAGGGCTGCGGCCTCACGCCACCGGAGGAAGTGCACCACCTCAGCTATGCACACGTCGGGAATGAGTTCTTGTTCGAGCTGGTGGCCCTGTGCCATGCCTGCCATGAACGAATCCACGAGGAATAACCGCCTCACCAGCGCGCCGAACTCATTCAGTATTTTTAGGAGAACTACCCATGAGCACCCCCCCGCCAGAAAACAACCTGCAATATCAGGACCGCATGGAAAGACTTTCTGACCGCGTGCTGGCAGTCGGCAAGTCCATTGCCGCCCACGGGAAAGGCAGCACGTTTACGGTGGACGCCATCTATGCCGCGATGCCCGACATCAACCGCCAGCGCCTGAGTGACGCAATCAAAACCCTCAAGGATGCCCGCCGCATCCACGCCATCGGGCGAGCCAAGGGGATCTATGAGCTCGAAGAGTCATTCCCAGCCAAACGCCAGATATCCATGACAACCCTTACCGATGGCTGGAAGCTGATCGAGGTGGGGGATGCGTTCGCAATCTCGGTGACGCCGCAGGAAGCCGCAGAGATGGGCTGCTATCTGGCTGGGGATGCAGTGCGCCATTCCATGACCGAGAAGATCAAGGCCATCGAGATTCTCCTGGAGGACCAGCGCCACGAGAACTCAAAACTCAAGCAGCAGATGGAAGTCCTGCGCAAGCTGGTGGCGGCTCAGGCAGATGCGCCTGCTGTTCAGCCAGCACGCTGCCCTACTGGCGAAAAGGATGGAGATCGCGAAACCCCACTTCCAATCAAAACTCAGGAAGGTCAGCCATGTCACGCCGAATAAATTGGACGCCTGAATTCACCGCCCTACTGGGGAAGGTGCCGGATGCTGAGCTAGCCAAGAAGATCGGCTGCCAACAACGGACTGTGAGCTTGCAGCGGCGGGCCTGCGGCATACCCCGTGCGCCGTCCCCCACGTATTGGAATGACGAGCGTGCGCGGCTTCTCGGGACCATGCCCGACCGGCAACTGGCGAAACTGTTAGGGGCACCGCGCCCGAGGGTCACAGCAGCGCGAAACCAACGTGGCATCCCTACATTTAAGAAGTCGCCTGAGACGCCTTACTGGACGCAAGATCGTCTTGCGCTGCTCGGCACCAAGCTGGATACCGAAATCGCAAAGAAGCTGGGTGTCCCCGTTAATAGGGTGCGGTATGCCAGAAATGCTCGGGGGATCAAGCCGCTCAGGAGCTTGGACAATGATGCTGTGGCGCTTTTGGGCACCATGTCGGACAGTCAGATTGCACGGCTGCTCAAGAAGAGCCCGGAGACCATTTCCTCCGCCAGGAAGAGGCTTGGTATTTCCGCTTGGAGGCGGCCACCCGCGTTTCCATCAGAGCATGCTCACCTGTTGGGAACTGCCAGCGATCCAGAGCTTGCCAAGCGTCTAGGGGTCAGCTGCTACGCTGTGCTGAATACCAGGAAGTCGCGGGACATCCCGGCTTGCGTTGTCCACCTCACACCGCAACAGATCGAGCTGATCGGCACTATGTCGGATCGCGCCCTGGCGAAACGCCTGGGCTGTAACTCGTCTTTGATCGCGTCAACTCGCAAGCGCCTTGGCATCCCAGCGTTCCAGACTCAAAAGCGGTGGACGCCACAGGAGCGGGCCCTATTGGGGACTATGACCGCTCCAGAGGTGGCTAAGCGCTTGGGCAGATCGGCAGGGTCAGTACGCTGGGCGAAGCGAGTTTTGGAGGCAGGCGGATGATACCTTTGAGTGGGCATGGCGCCTGATTTGGCGTCGCCCCCCAGTAGGGTTAGCGCTTTCCACGCGCGCACGGAATCATTCCGTGTAAATGGAAACCGGCAACCGCAAGAACTCCAAATCGGCACCCAGCGCCAAGAAGGGCAGCGCAGCCGCGCCCGTGAAGGTCATCGACTGGGCTGGGGTTGAGCAGGCCTACTGCGGCACTCGCCAGTCCACGCGAGAAATTGGCAAGGCCTTCGGTGTCTCGCACACCATGGTGGCAAAGCACGCCGCCGCCAAAGGCTGGGTGCGGCCCTCCAAGGATCAGATTTCATATCCGACCCCCAAAAGGGGGAAGGCTGAACTGGAGCCACGCCAGGAGCGATTCGTCCAGGAGTACCTGATCGACCTCAACGGCACCCAGGCATACATGCGCGCCGAGCCTGGGACCACCGAGAAGAGCGCACGGACCTTGGCATCCCGCATGTTGGCAAAGGTCAACGTGCAGAAAAGGATAGCAGCGGAGCGAGCAAAGACGGCGGCTAAGCTGAGCATCACTCGCGAACGGGCCTTGGCTGAGTACGCCAAGCTTGCCTTTTTCGACATGCGCCAGGCATACCACGACAGCGGTGCCCTGAAGCTGCCCCACGAGCTGGACGAGGACACTGCTGCAGCCATAGCCGCGTACGAGACGGTGGAGATGGACGGGGGAGGCAAGGATGCACCGCCCCTGCAGGTCCGCAAGGTGAAGTGGGCCGACAAGCGTGCGGCACTGGACAGCATCATGAAGGCCCAGGGCTGGAACAAGTCCGACGTGGGCACTGTTGAAAACCCGCTGGTGATTCGGGACATGACCGATGCCGAGCGCGCCGTGCGAATCTCCGCCGCCCTGCAGGCTCACCCAGGCCTCGCTGCGTTGTTCGCCCAGTTCGTCCCCGGGGGTTCACGTCAATGAGCCAGGCTGTAGCAACCTCCGAGCAAATACTGGCCGCTCTCAAGGACATGACGCCTGAGATGCGCGCGGCGGTGGACTCATTCCTCATGGTGGTCAATCCAGCTATCTGGGTTCCCCAGGCCGGGCCTCAGTCGGCGGCCTTCCACTGCCGGGCTGACATCGTTTTCTACGGCGGATCAGCCGGTGGTGGCAAGACCGACTTGTTGCTGGGCTTGAGCGCGACCGAGCAGGAGAACAGCATCATCTTTCGGCGTGAGGCGGTGCAGCTGATCGGCCTGGAAGAGCGCATGACCAAGATTCTGGGCACGCGCGAGGGCTACAACGGTCAGGACCACCTCTGGCGGTTACCCGGCAAGAAGGTGCTGGAACTGGGAAGCGTGCAGCGCCCAGAGGATTGGATGAAGTACCAGGGCCGGCCGCACGACTTCAAGGGTTTCGACGAGATCACCCACTTCACCGAACTCCAGTTCCGCACCCTTATCGGTTGGATGCGCACGGACAACCCCAACGTGCGCCAGCGTGTCGTGGCTGCTGGAAATCCGCCCACCACCGCCGAAGGGGAGTGGGTCAAGCGCTATTGGGCCGCCTGGCTGGACCCGCAACACCCGAACCCTGCTAAGCCCGGCGAGTTGCGCTGGTACGTCACGAACGAAAAGGGTGAAGACCAAGAGGTGCCCGGGCCTGAGCCTGTGATGGTCGGCAGCGAGCTGATGACACCCAAGAGCCGCACTTTCATCCCGTCCAGCGTGGACGACAACCTGTTCTTGACCACCACCGGCTACAAGGCCACGTTGCAGGCGCTGCCAGAGCCGTTGCGCTCGCAGATGCTGCGCGGCGACTTCAATGCGGGCAGCGCCGACCCGGTGTGGCAGTTGATCCCCACCGACTGGGTGAAGGCCGCCCAGGCTCGCTGGAAGGACCGCGACGCCAAGGGCCCCATGACTGCCATCGGCTTCGACCCGTCGCGTGGTGGCCAGGACAAGTCATCGGCAGCCCGCCGGCACGGCCAGTGGTTCGACAAGATCGTGACGGCGCCTGGCGTGGTGACCAAGGACGGCCCAGCAGCTGCAGGATTCATCGCCCCATTGATCCGCGACGGCGCTGTGGTGTGCATCGACAGCATCGGCATCGGTTCCAGCGCCCTGGACTTCGTCAAGGGCTTGGGCCTGCACGTCCACCCGGTGGTGGGCTCCGAAGGCAGCGCTCTAATGGACAAGTCGGGCCAGATGAAATTCCGCAACAAGCGCGCCGAGATGTACTGGCTGCTGCGCGAGGCTCTGGACCCAACGAACCCTGATCCCATCGCGCTCCCTCCTGACCAGGAGCTGCTGGGCGACCTCACCGCGCCCCGCTACAAGGTCGTGACGATGGGCAAGGGCGCCGCCATCCAGATCAGCAGCAAGGACGACATCCGCCTGGTGCTGGGCCGCAGCCCGGACAAAGGCGACTCCGTGGCCATGACCTTTGCGGCCGACATTCCCAAACCCGAGCCCAAGCCCCGGGCCAAGAGCTGGCGGGACCGCATCGCTGTCTCTGGCTCCGACCACTGGGACCAAGCGACTGCATGACCATGAATGACACATCACCCACCAGCCTGGCGGACGGCGCAGCGCGCGAGAATTGGGCCCGCTACCTTTACGGCAAGGACCGTGGCCACATTGATTACCTGCCTCATGCAGCTCGATGCGAGGACATGTACCTGGGTGGCGGACGCCAGATCACGCCCGAGCAGCGTGCGGCGTTAATCCAGGCCCGGCGGCCGGGCTACGAGTTCAACCAGATCATGCCCAGCGTGAACAGCGCCATCGGCTACCAGATTCACAACCGCATGGACATCGCGTTCAAGCCACGCGGCGGGGATTCAGACCTGCTCAAGGCCACGATCCTGTCCAAGGTCACCATGCAGGTGGCGGACCTGTGCGCATTGCACTGGCACGAGACACAGGTGTTCAGCGATGGCTTGATCCAGCAGCGCGGCTACTACGACGTGCGCATGTCCTTTGACGAGAACATCAAGGGGGAGATCGTGGTGGGCACGCTGGACCCGCTGGACGTCGTCCCGGACCCGGACGCCAAGAGCTACGACCCCGACAAGTGGGGCGACGTGATCATCACCCGCTGGCTCACGCCGGACGAGATCGAGCAGATCTACGGTAAGACGGCCAGGAAGCGCGCGGAGGAAAGCAACGACGCTGGCCACGACTTCGGAGACCTTGAAGATGGGGTTGATCGCAACAAGTTTGCAACCCGCAAAGACTGGGGCTACACCGACGCATGCGCTACCAAGGAAGATGGCCTTGAGCGCTACCGCGTCATCGATCGCCAGCGGTTTGTCTACGAGCTGACACCTTGCCTGGTGTGGCCGGGCACGGGCGATGTGCAGGTGGAAGCCACCATGGCCGCCGACTCTGTCGCTGACGCGCTGGCCAATGGTGCCGTGCAGGCGAAGCGAATGCGCCGTCGGGTGAAGTGGACGGTGACCACGTTTACCGCCACGCTTCACGACCACTACAGCCCCTACGAGCACTACACCGTGGTGCCGTACTTCGCCTACTTCCGCCGTGGCAAGACAGTCGGGATGATCGACAACGCCATCGGGCCGCAGGAGGTCCTGAACAAGGCCGTGTCCCAGGTGGTGCACATCGTCAATTCCAGCGCGAACAGCGGATGGGTGGTGGAGGAGAACTCTGTCACCAACATGACGATGAAGGAGCTGGAGACCCGGGGCGCCCAGAACGGCCTGGTGATCGAATACAAGAAGGGCGCCAAGCCACCTCAGAAGATCCAGCCCAACCAGGTGCCCACCGGGGTAACGCAACTCATCGACCGGGCAGACAAGGCCCTCAAGGATGTGACCGTGCCCGAGGCCATGCGCGGGCAGCAGGGCGCCGAGGTATCGGGCATCGCCATCCAGGCAAAACAGTTCGCCAGCCAGCAGCAGTTGGCCGTGCCGTTGGACAACCTGGCGTACACGCGCCAGCTCTTGGCCAATCGCATCCTGAAGTTGATTCAGCGCTACTACGACAGCTACCGGGTCTTTCGCATCACCGAGACGGACCCCATGACGGGCAAGCCGAAAGAGGAGCTGCTGGAGATCAACAAATTCGACCCTGCCACGGGCGACTACATCAACGACGTGACCATCGGCACCTATGACGTGGTGATCACTGAGCAGCCGATGCAGGTCACGTTCCAGAACTCGCAGTTCCAGCAGGCGCTGGAGATGCGCAAGGCCGGTGTGCGGATCAACGACGCGACGATGGTGCGCTACTCCAACTTGTCAGACAAGCAGGAGATTCTGGAGTCCTTGCCTGGCGATCAACCGCCTGCTGACCCCACGGTCGAGGCCCGAGTGCGGCTCCTGGATGCACAGACCCGGAAGGCCGATGTGCAGGCGACCGACGTGCAGGTGAAGAGCCAGTACAGCGCTATCCAGACAGCGCAGGTCATCGCCCAAACACCTGCAACGGCAGTGCTGGCGGACGGCTTGCTCAAGTCGGCAGGTGCAGTGGACCACGACCAGGGCCCCATCGTGCCCCAGGCGCCTGGCGGGCTGCCCACCGTGGATCTGCCTCACAACACCGACCCCATGAACCCCGCCAGCCCCGCAGTGGGCGCGAGCGAAGGAATCGCAACCCTGGCCGCAGATGGCCTGCAACCCTGAAGGAGAACCACGAGATGACGACGCAAGACCAAGCACAAGCACCAGGGGCTACTGGCGCCACCAATGAAGAAGAGGCGCTGGACCTGGGCAACGATGATCTGCCGAGCACTGGCACGAGCGAGGCAGCACCTGCGCCAGCACCAGCTGCTGCGAACACACCGGCGCCAGCGACTGCCAGCGATGCAGGCTCAGGGGAGGGCGCCGGCGGAACTCAAAACGTGCCTTATGCGCGCTTCCAGGAGGTGAACAAAAACAAGCGTCTGCTGGAAGAGCAATTGGCGGCCATGCAGCAGGAAGTCCAAGCGCTCAAGGCCGCTCAACAGCCAGCGACTGCCTCAGCACCCGCCGCGGCTTCTGCCTTAGCCACCTTCGATGCGGACGCCGCCGAGGAGCAGTACGCCCAGGCGCTGCTGGACGGGGACGCCAAGGCCGCCAGCGCGATTCGGCGTGAAATCAATCAGCACATTTCGGACTCTGCGCTGCAACGGTTCGAGCAGGCTACGCAGCAACAGCAGCAGAGCACCAGCAAGTTGCAAGAAGTGGTGAATAGCGCGCTGGAGACCTACCCTTGGCTGGATCAAGACGAGGGTGCCGCTGCTCTGGAGCTGATTGAAGCCATGGTGCGGGACAAAATGGCTGCTGGTATTCCGCGCCACTCGGCCATGGCCGATGCCATCGCCACCGTCGCGCCGCGCTTCGCCCCCCCAGTAGGGTTAGGCAATCGCAACGCGCCAGTTGACACTCGCCTGGAGCGCGCGGACAAGCGTGGCGCAGCGGATTCTCTGCTGCAACCGGCAGCGGTTCAGGCGGGCATGGGAAACCGTGCCACGGCGCCCAAGATCGATGGCTCCAAGAAGCTCACCGACGAGCAGATTGCTGGGTCGTCGCAAGCAGAGCTGGATGCCGCGCTCGGACTCGCGTAGCGCCTCAAGGCTGGCAAGGATTCACCCACCTTGCCAGCGTCATACCGGGTTGCAGCCTCTGACGGGCGTTAAACAGTCAGGCGCTCTTGGCCGCCACAACAGCCATGTTTTCCGCAGATGGGCGGCGTCATGTCCCGAGAAGTAACCCTACTTATTGGAGATAGACATGGCATTCACTGCATTCGGCGAATTGACGCCGATTCAAAAAACCAACTGGTCCCGCGTCGTCTGGAAGGCTGCACGCGACCAGATGTTTCTCAAGAACTTCATGAGCGACACGGGCAACAGCGTCGTGCACCGCATCACTGAACTCACCGAAACCGAAAAGGGCACCCAGTGCCTGTTCCAACTGGTTGCTGACCTGGTCGGCGACGGCGTGCGCGGGGACGATGAGCGTGAAGGCATGGAAGAGGCGATGGCATCCCATAGCCAGATCATCCAGATCGACCAAATCAGCCACGGCGTGAAGAACAAGGGCCGGTTGGATGATCAGAAGAACGTCATCAACTTCCGCTACCATGGCAAGGACAAGCTTTCGTTCTGGCTCGCGCAGCGCACCGATCAGCTGGCATTCCTCACGATGTCTGGCATCAGCTACGCCTTCGAGAACAACGGCGCACCTCGCATCGGCTCAGTTTTCCCCTGCCTGACGTTCGCCACAGACGTGACCGCACCTTCGGCCAAGCGTTCTTTGATGTGGGATGGCACCAGCCTGCAGGTATCGGCCACTGGATCGATCACCACGGGCTACGTGCCGAAGTACAACATGATCGTGGACGCCATTGCCTACGCGAAGGAACGCCGCATCAAACCGTTGATGGCTGGCGGCAAGCCTTACTACGTGATGTTCGTGGCTCCCGGCACTCTGGCTGCGCTGAAGAAGGACGATGCGTATCAGCGCGCCGTGGTGGCTGTTGCGACAAAGGCTGGCATGGACTCCCCATGGTTCACCGGTGCGACCGTCACCGTGGACGGTGCCGTGATCCACGAGCACACGCTGGTCTACAACACCAAGGGCGCGGCATCGGGCTCGAAGTGGGGTTCTGGTGGTCTGGTAAACGGTACTCGCACGCTGCTGTGCGGTGCCCAGGCCCTGGGCTTCGCTGACATCGGCGACGGCAACTGGGTCGAGAAGCTCTTCCAGTACGACAGCCAGGTGGGTCTGAACATCGACCGGATGATCGGCTTCAAGAAGCCTGTCTTCCCCTCGATCTATGACAACAGCGAAGAAGACTTCGGCCTGCTGACCATCGACCACTACCTGCAGTAATGCGGGCCCGGGCGGGGCCTGCGGGCTCCGTCCTTCCATCGTTTCCCTGATGTTGAAGGAATCTCATCATGCCAATCACCAAGAAATCCGGCCGCCAGGAAGTCATCGCGGCTACGGCCGACTTCACCTTTGCAGACGTCGCCAGCGGCGTGTATGCCCCAGCCGTTGACCTTCCAGGCGGTGCCATTGTCGTGGGCGGTCATCTGGCCATCACGACCATCTTCAACAGCGCCACGGACGACAAGTTCTCCATCGGAGACAAGGTGGGCGTGGCCGCTGCTGCTGCCGCAACCTACGCGGCCCAGTCTGCGGACATTACGGCCGCAGGCGCTGTGCCCGTCGTGGCCACTGGCAAGAAGTACGCCGAGCCCAGCACGGTCGGGGTCGTCTGGACTGGTACTGGCGCCGCGCCAACGGCGGGGGCTGGCCGTCTGACCGTCCTCTACATCGTGGACGGCCGCGCAGCCTTCAGCCAAGGCTGACACCTATCTCGTGGTCGGGTCATCGTGACCCTTTGCCCGGCGGCATAACAACCGCCGGGCCCTTTTCAAGGAACCCATCATGAAATTCCGCTCCCCATCTGACCAGCCTATCCACATTGCTCTCACCACTGGCCACACCGCCGTGGTCACCGCCGAAGGTGTGGTGCTGGACAAGATGTTCCACAAGGAGGCCAGCGCACGCGGTGCCGTGGCCTTCGATGACAACACCACATTCGTTCCTCCCCCAGAAGACCGCAAGGCTGCTATCTCTGCTGCTCTCACGAGCATGCTGGACGGCAAAGACGAAGACGACTTCACCGCTGATGGCAAGCCCAATCTGCGCAAGTTGAAAGAGCGAGTCGGTTTCGCCTTGACGCGCGAAGAAGCCGACGCTGTGTTCATCGAACTGACGGCCAAGGCCTAAGCCATGAAGGTAGCGGACTTCATCACCGAGTTCCGGGGCATCGTGCAGGACAATGAAGTCCCGCCATTCTGGGCGTCCGAGAACATCGTCCGCTACCTCAACGAAGCGGTGCAAGAGGCGTGCGAGCGCGCCAAGCTGATCGAAGACCGCACGACCCCTGCGGTTTGCTCCATCACGCTGCAGGCCGGCGAGTCAACCTACGCACTTCACCCCAGTGTTTTCGAGATCAAGCGGCTGGCCTTCCGAGGGAAGCCGCTGGCAGAAACCAGTGTCGAAGGGCTTGACGGCGATTGCCCGGGCTGGGAGTCCCAAAGCGGCACGCCGCAATCATTCATCTTCGAGCAGGGCAATGGCGCCCAACCACCCAGGGTGCGGCTGGTGCC